TTATTTATCCTTATTTTCTATCAAAAACCTAATGTTTTCATCAATTTTTTGAAGTCTTTCACCACTCATTTTAAAATGATCTTCAATTCTCTTTTCAAACTCACGAAAAGCAAATATAGATAAGAATTTTTGTTCAACTTCTTGAAACAAATCTTTTCTTTCTTTTTGCATTTCTTCTTTTGTAACGTAAAGTTTGGAATTTTCAGAAATATTATCTTTTATTACTTTGTGTATTCCTTCTTTTGATACATAGATTTTAGAGTATTCAATATTACAATCTTTTTTAAATGAAGTTAAAATCTTTTGCAGTTGATCGGGAGTAATAAAGATTTTATTTCGCAATAAAAAAACAAAGGTGGCTATTATGTAAGGTGAATAATCTACAATAATATTAGTTGCTTCCATTTTGTTTTTTATTCCTATTCTGCTTCAATAATTTCAAGTTTTTTGCCTGTTAAATCTTCATATTCATTTTCTTTTTCTTCGATTATTGCAGCATAATCAGGAAGCATTTCTGTTAATACTTCATTGATTTTTTCAAAGAAACCGAAACCAATCTTACAGCAAATCAAACGTTTTTTAAGTTTCTTTTCATCTTTAGTTTCAGTTAATTTTTCAAGAGCAGCTTCGAAAGATTCAACTGCATCTTTCAGTTTTTCAAACAATTTTTCATACAAAGATTTTCCAATATTAGAAATTAAAGATGATAAAATTGTTTTGATTTTTGGTGCTAAAACTTTAATTAAAATTGCAACACCTGATCTAAAGGTTGTTTTAAAATTCATCGTTCTGATTCTCCTTTTTCTTTAAGTATTCTATTTTGTTTTGGAGATAGCGAATGTCTTTTTCAGCGTTTGTGATGCAACGTTTAATGTAAGGAGTTTTTCGTTCAAGAACAATAAATTCTTCTCCGCATTCCATGCATTTGCACAAGCAGAAATAACGTCCGGAATCACCTTCCAATTTTTTCAAAATGTTTATATTTGTTGAAATGCAACGAATGCAATGAATTTCATCAATATTAAATATGGGATAATCTTCTTGAAGCTGTGTATTCAATAAAGATAAAAGTTCATCATCCATTTTTTCAACACCGGTAACTACTTGTAAAAATTCATTACATTCAATCATTTAAATATCTCCTAACTTAAAATTTCTTCTATAACTGCTTATTTCCTTGCAATACGAAAATAAGGGCATAAGCCCTTCCCTTGCAGAGTAAACTCTGCCCACCCAATGAATTAATGAGAACATCTCCTCTAATTAACTCTCCCTAATATAAGAAAAAATGTTAAATTAACCTAATGATTCTTCAAAAGAAAAGTTACCTTGTTTTTCAGCAGCTTCACCTCTTATATAAAGAATAGCTTGCTTTTTAAGTTCTTCCACCTGTTTTTGTGCATAATCAGGTAAGTTCCATTGTTTATCATTATTCTCAATAAGAACATGAGGGGTGTTTAAACATAAAGGTTGTGGAATACCATTTTTAAGTTCAACTTGACCGGAGATTGTAATTCCTCCTTTTTCTGAAAAATTAACTGTTGTAATAATTACATCATCAGATTTTTCATGAAGTTCGCAAATATCACAAAATATTTCTGATAAATTTTGCATAGCGATTAAAAAGCTGTCTAAAGGTTTTTCTTTTCCTTTTAAGACAACTGTTTTTTCGTTTTTATCTGAATTTAAAGTATATTCAATATCAGGAATATCTGTTTTCTTGTCGATTTTAATTTTGGAAATAAAACCGTTAAAATCTTTTTCTATTCGTTTTTTTGATATACTCGTTACCTTTTTTGCCATAATTTTATTCTCCTGTATAAAAGTGTGTAAAAATGAAACTAATCTTTTATAGATGTATTTTTATAAAAAGTTATTGATGAACCGAAAAAGACTGCTAATGTTTCGGAATCAGAATAATAGTTCCAATATGGACCCCAAAAAGAAGGAATTTCTGTTTCTAATACATCAGTAAAAATTGTTAAATACGGTGAACAGCCATAAAAAGGACTTTCCTGTGCTGTTTTTGCTTCAATTGTTGTACAAGTGGACGGAATGTATATTTTTCTTAAATTAGCAAGTCTTTGAAAAGAATTTTTAGTAATTATTTTGCTTCTAACTTTAAATTCTTTTGTGTCACTATTTATATAAGTTAAATATTCAGACATATCAGAGACTTGAATTAATTTTTTATCGTTATAAACGACATCGTTTGCGTTGTAAGGGTTAATATTCATAGTCAAAATCCTTTATATTATCGTTGGCTCATCTTCTTCCACATAGTCTTCTTCAGGAGGATTTGGGATAAAGTTTGCATATAAAATTTTATATTGCTCAATTAAAGTTCCATATTCGTATAATTGAGAACCACTACTATTTGTATATAAAACAATTGAAGAATTTGCAGGATTATAATTATTTTCCGTTTTTTCAATTACTTTTTGAGCAAGATGTATTTCTGTGTCGGTATCATCAATATATGTTGCATTCGTCAAATTAATATTTTTCATTTTGTTGTTGTTTAAAATAGTAATTTTTGAATGAACTATACTTGTTGAAATTCCTGTTCCTAAAGCAGATTGTGGGCTATTAAAAATATTAAATGAGAAAATATCATCAATTAAACCAACTACTAAATAATATTTCAGACCGGGATTAAAAGATTCTTGTAAAGTAATGTATTCTCCGTTTGTTCCGGGGGTTTTATAATCGATAGTTCCATTTTCACTAATAGAAATAAGTGAGCCATCGTCAAATTTAATAATATCTTCTCTTGCTAGAGCAGCAGATAAATTAAACGGAATATTAACAGGTCCATGTGTTAAATCAATGTTGTTAATAACAATATCGTCAGTTAAACTTAAAATTGTTCCAACACTACCTGAATTTTCAATTTCATTTGAACCAATACTAACGTTACTGTTTATTTCTGCTTTTTCATAAGAATCATAATTTATTGCAGCATAGTTAGAGATTGAAGTTATACTTACTTTGTCACCTTCTTTGAATGATAATCTTTCATTTCCTTTAGTAAATGTGTGAGTCAAAGCTGAAACAGAACCGTCTATTGCTTCTACATTCATATTAACAACAATAGAATCATAATAAGTTTGATCTAATCCCGGGTAATTAGTTATTTTTAAATCAAAATAAGTAGTTTCGGGAGTTATTGGATTTTGTGGTTCGGGTAGTGCATCAAATATTTCATCCCCCGGGAGATCATCAGATTGTGTTAAATTACCTATTGGAACATAATCTGTTTGGATCCAATGAGTTTTGGTGAAAATATAAGATATTTGAGGATAAGTTGATGTATTTAACCAAATATCATTTTCGGTTGCTTCAACCGGTAAATCATTTTGTCTGTAAATAGTATTTGAAAGAACGATTAATTTATAATTTCCGTCGTAATTAACAAATAAATTATAATCTCCATTTGCTAACGCTGAAGAATCGAACCAAAGATCTTCATCTGTTGTGTGAGAAATACCTGAAGCAGTTGTATAAGTGAATGGAGCAATAGCTTTAATTTTCGTTAATGATTGAAGCACAAAGTTTGGATTGCCGTCTGAATCTGTTCTGCCTGAATTTACAGAAAAAACAGCCTTGTTTGTTGTTTGATTTTCTATTTTTAAAAGAGCAGCTTGAAGTTTATTATCAATTAACGATGCAGCAGATGAACTTAATGTTGTGATTTGATCTATTGCTTTATTCAAAAGAATATCGCACGCTTGAATATTTAAAGCTTCAGTCAAATTAGCAAAAGCAGTTACCCCATCACCGATTCTTAAAATTTTAGTATCAGTTTCAAATCCGGGTTCACCAAGTGCAAGAACCGGATTATGTTCAAACCACTGTTCTCTTGTTCCTCTTCTTAATTGAATTAATGTAGCCATTTCTCCTCCTATTTTTTAATCCAAATTGCAAGCCAATTTGAGAATGTCTTTTTTCTTTGTTCTGAAGTTTTTGAAGTTAAAAGGATATGATCTTTGTTTATTGTGTAATGACAATAAGAACTATCGTTACCATCAACATCACCGGAATAATGAATTTCAGAGATTGCAGGAATGAAAGCTGCCAAATCAGCCATTGTGAAACCCGATGGAGGATAAATGGCAGCACCGTCCGTATTCCTTCCGGTTGATACTTTTATGAAATTACGAAAAGAGTATTTAACAAATTCTGTTGTTGCAATTTGTTTTGATACATTACCTTGTAATGCGGTAGGAGCAGTCGGAGTTCCCGTTATTACAGGTGAATGCAATGCCATATTACTAAATACACCTTGAGAAGTAATTTTTGTTAATAAATTCCACTTTGCAGAATCTGTTAATGCTCCTTTATTTCCATCTGTTTTTGATTGATAAACATTGATTTCACTGTTATAAATATACAAAGCAATTGCATTTTTCTTATATGTAAGTGAATTATCATAAACAAGCGGAACAATGCTTGACAGTGCATTTAAAAATTGTTTGTTATTACTGCAATTTTCAAGAATTCCGTTAGGTTGTTGTCCGGATAATTGTAATATTTGATAAAGAGGATAATATAAATCCTGCAATTGTTCAGCTACAATATCTGTTCCGTCATTTGCAGATGGTGAACTTTCGTTATTAAATGCACCAAACGGAAGATCTATTGTTGAAGCTAACGATTTTTCGTAAGATTCCATTTTTTTCATTTCTTATTCCTTCATTTGTTAATATGTTCAAAAAAGTCAGTAGTTGCAGGAGTACCGCCATCTAAATAATCATGGAATATTTCAACATTATAAAAGTCATTATCAGCAATTTTTCTTTCTTCAATTTGACAAATTGCCATTTTATGTCCGGGTTTAAGTTTAAGAACAATGCTTGTAATTAAATCCCATTCTTTTTCTGTTGGGGTAAAATATCCTTGAATGTAAAATGAATTTTTACCGTTTTTTAATTTAACAGGTTCTTTATTTTTTCCTTGAATATTTAAAATTCCATTACCAATGAATTTACCGGAGTGTGCTCCGTACTGAATAGTTTTTGTTCCATCATTGGAATTAAAGCAGAAACTTCCATAATTATAACTTTTACCGAGATTAATTTTACCTGTATTAATAATTTCAATAATTCTTATTTTAAAACCTGCATTAATTAATGCTTTTTCAAGATTTTTATAATGCAAATTCCCACCTAACATGAGCCATTCATTAGCTACTTTGTTGGCACGTTCTTCAAGTGTTCCTTCAGGTGAAGTTATTGCAAAAAGTTTTTCTCCGTTAATAACATTTTCTTCTTTAACAACAATATAAGGGAAATGAACATATTTTAATTCATAAATATATTGTTTTGCTTCAGCTATCGGAGAGAGTAGAACATTAAAAAAATCATTCGTAAATAATTTATTATATATCCAGGCTCTACCATTACCTAAATTTCTAATAAAAGCATTTAATATTGATTTCATTATATTGTTACCTTTGAGCCATTTATGTACAATTCATATAAATAAGCAAGAGAGCCAACTCCAAGGGTTGTTTCCGTAATCGGTTTTCCGGTTGAATCAAACAATTCAAAGTCTGTAAATGTTTGTTCTTCAAGAATTTCATAAACAATAGAAGATAAATTTGTTCTGCTTATTTTTGCCTTTGCAGCTTTATAATTTAAAACTTTAATGTGTGGTCGTTTCTGATCCAATGTATTGATAAGAATATTTTTAATTTGCTCATTATAGCTTGTATCAGTTAAACCTGTAATTTTAACAGTAAAACCTGTATAAACAGGAGGCAATAAGTGAACTGTTGCTCCCATAGGACGTCTATCGTTCTTGTTTTCGCTGCCTTCTATTGCTTTTGCAACTTGCAAAAGTTGTCCTGTTCCTTCATATTCTTGAAACTCTCCATTATCCCAAATAGGAAAAGGATTCGGAGTAATATTTCCTGAAGGACTTCGATTAATACCTGAGCCTGTTGAAACTAAATAAAGAGAAACCGTTCCTTCTTCCAAAATATATGGTAAAACATCAACTATTCCGGGGACTTCCATCGCCCAATTATAATAATCTAATGCACTTCCACCTTGAGATTTAAGACGAAATTTATATAAAACTCTTTTTCTATAAGTTTCAACATCTTCATCGGCAGAGCCTTCAATTATAACATCCGTAACAATTGCAGTTGCCGGAATCCCTTCATAAAGATTTGCTATATTTAAAACAGAGCCTATTGATAAATTTCCAACACTCCCTGAAACACTGCAAACAACCGTAGTAGAAATTTTTCCGTTTTCTGTTGATGCTTGAGAAGCTGTTTTGAAAATAAGTCCTTTTTTTAAGTCTTTGTAAACTGTTCCTGTTGGAAGAGATGAAGCTGAAACGTTATTTAATTCTATTTTCAAATTAGCAGTTTCGCCTGTTTTATATTCAATACCAACTAAATTACCCCATAATTTTAAAATTGTAAGACAACATGAATGGGGGAAACATTGCTTGAATACCCAAAGAATTTGATTCCATAAAGTGCCTAATAATGCAGCTAAAGAATAGCCTATACTTTTAACAACTGCTTTTTCTAATAATGGTGATTTATCATTATGCTTATTTCTTAAAACTGTGTATTGTGAAATAAAACTATCGTATATTTCTTTAATGGTTTTTTGTTTAAAATTACTCATTTTAGCTCCATTATCTAACTTTTAACTTGTATTTTTCATTTTCCCAAATTATCGAGAACAGATAATTTTTATCCGAAGGTTCTGTAATGGTAATATCAACATTTATTTTATTTGTAGTGCTTCCAAAAGCAAAAATATCAATAGATTTTGCGATACCTTCAACCAAAAACCAATTAAGTGAATTCTTGCAGGTTTTTTCTACATTTAATAAGTTGTTCTTTGTGATTGGAAGCAATAGAGCTTCTTCAAAACTGTTATCGGTTTTATATTTTTCATATACATTTGAAAAAGTATCACCATTAAATAAAGAAAGATAAACAGCTGTGTAGAAAGTATCATCTGTTGCAAGATCTCCACTATCAAGAGAAAGTTCTCCTCCATCGCCCGTGTCAGTTAATAATAAATCCATTTATTATGATCCTCCTGTAACAATACCGCTTGCAGCAGTAACGGAATTTTTATAAGTTCCGGATGCTCCGTCGACAGATTCAATATGATTTGCTTTAAAATTTCCATCGTGTATCCAATTCCCTGAAGAATTAATATTTGTAGCATTTAAATTAACATTTCCAAGAACAGTAATGTTTAAATTTTCAGCTCCTGATATTAATATTTCACCTGTATTTTTTAGGTGAATTTCAGCTTTAACAACTGTTTCATCACTTTGTTTGAAAACAGAATATATTCGTTTTTCTCCCGGAGCAGATTTCTTTGTAACATCATCCTTCCAAGCAAAAACAATGCTATTTGCAGGATTGTTTCCTATATCAGCAGTTATTCCTTCAGCTCCTGGCAATGGAGAATAATCATCACCGCCTGATGAATATTGAACGGTATTAACTGTTTGTTTTGCAAATATATTTGTTTTAAAAAAACGTATTGAATTATTTATAAATGTCTCAAGAACTTTTGTTTTTAACAACATAAAGGCAATTTCTCCGGTAATTGATATGTATAAGCACAAGGGAGTGTCATTTGTAATACTGTTTGATTTGGATGTTTTCTATATACAGAATTAACAACAAATTCTGTTTCTTCATCTATTCCAACATCAGGATTTTTAACAATAGCAAAAGAACCGGATTTAATTTCGTAATTTTCATTAAGAACAGCAGTTAATTTAAAATGTTTTCCAATTTCTCTACAAACAAGATTGTTGCCGATTGTAGGAAGATCTTTTGCATTAAAATCATTTGAATTAAATCTTTTTATAATTGGTAGAGGAAAAGGAATTTGCACTGTTGCGGATGAAAATTCGGGATATTGAGAATTTATTTCATAATATCTTGCAAGTCCGTCTCCTGTTGCTTCCCAAAACATTGAATCAAGTCCTATACATTCGCTTGAAATTAAATTTATTTTTTCCTGCGTATCAGGATTATATCTTCCGACAAATAAACCGTCTCCGGTATCGGTTAATAACAATCCTCTTGAAATACAAATTCTATTCATAAAGTCAAATGCATTTTCTAAAATTGAAGCAGTATAAGACATTCCAATTTCATTAACAAAAACTTCTTCTAACTCTTTTTCATTCGAGAAAGTTATTTTTTGCCCAAATAATTCAGCAATAGAAGTTAAAATGTTTTTTATTGATGAATTTATAAAGGTTAACGGATAAGGAAGATTGGAATCCAATAAAATTCCTGCGTGAGATTTAATTTCGACTTGTTGCCAATTTGCTGTTTTATTAAAACAATTTTTAACATTAGAAATTCTTCCGTTTAAGAACTTATTGTTTTGCTCCTTGATTTGAGCTTGTTGACCTATTTTAAAATTAAAATTACTGTTTTCCTTGTTTATTATAAAAACAGCTCCATTTATAGCATTAAGATTATCTATTAATGAATATTCGGGGAAAAATGTAAATGTTTGCTCTTCGATTGTTAATGAAGTTTTCGAAGTTTCTTCTTCTAAAATATCATCTTCAATATAAACTAATACTTCTCCTTCTTCGATATTATTATTTAATTTTAAAATGTCACCTGCTTTATATGGAGTTCCAAAATACTTACGAGAAATATCGTCATAAGACATATTTTTTGTTTTTATAATTTTTTTATACATAAATTTTAAATTCCTTGCCTTTTTCCAAATAGAAAAATTCATCATCAACTAAATTATTTGTTGTGATTAAATAATTTACAGTTTTATCAGGATCTTTTTCAAAATCATCAGGATAATATCTGTAAGCTAAATCAACAACGGAAGCTGATTCTTCAAGAATAATTGTTTGTTCAATTTTCAGTCTGTATGCACGTTCCAAAATGGATGAAGCAGCTGCATTAACAAAGTCATTTAAACTATTATTTCTGATAACAGCATTTTCCAATGTTTCAGCTTTTTTTAGTTCATCTTCAATAAAACAGGTCCACTTCTCCTCCAGTTCTTTTAAAGTCTTTGCAGCTTCAACAGCTTCCAAACGTGTGTCATAGTTTTTTTCAGCTAATGATTGCCCAAAAGAAATTATAGACATTGAAGCCATTGCATCATTAATGATTAAATTATCAATTTCTTTATTGTTAATTGTTGTTTTGTTTGTTTTTGATAAAGAAATAAAATCATTAATTAAACTATTCCAATTTCCCAAATTATCTCCGGAGAATGAAATAATAGAATCAAATGAAAGTTCACTTTTGATACTGTTTGCAAAAGTTGCAGCCTTAGATAATATAATTCCGACTTGAGAAGTTATTGTTGAAATATTAGAGATTATATTTTGTGAAAAAATATCTGTCATTATTGATTTTAAAGAAGCATTATTCATAACAGATAATTTATCTGATATTTTTGTAAGTGAGTTTGAAAAATTTTCAGAAAAACTTTGAACTCTTGAAGTATCATTTTGAATGCTTTCAACTGTATCTGTAAGAGTTTGAGCAATTTCTTCTTTTATATTTGCAGCTTGATTTTTTAACTGTTTTGTTTTGCTTGTTGAACTTACAGGATAACTTGTTTTTGCAGTTTCATGAAACTCAATAGAAACGATTGTACAGTTTTTATTTTTTACTAATGTTCTTTTTTTAGAAAACTTTAAAACATTAACTGTAAATTCGTCTTCATCAACAAGTTTAAGTTTTGATTTTCCTTTTTGTTTAAGTGCTTCAATAAGATCTTTAGCTTTAGAAGAATGATTTTCTCCTATAAAATAGCAATCGAGAGAAACATCCTTGCCACCTACACCCATATCAGTGAAAGTATCGTTGCAGTCTTGAACTCTTTTTTTATTAGAATCTTTATCTTTTGGATTTTCTTTTACTTCTCCTATATGTTTTTGAGAATAACCGTCTTCTAAAGTTTTTAAATAAAAGGTATTACCGTCGGGAGAAGTCCAAATAACACCTTGATTGTCTTTTAATAGTTCCATTTTTCACCTAATTTAATCTAGTATCGCCCGCCATTTTCGCCGGCTCCTCGCCGCCGAAAATTAGGAGGCTCACCTTTTCAAGTAGTCACTCAGCTTCATTTCATTTCGCATACAAGCTCACAAGGCTCGTTCCTCGCCTGTTCGTTTTGTTCGGACAATTTATGTTGATGGTTGAAGTTTTAAATTATTTGGACTTTCCAAAGATAAAGAACTTGAAGCATTAAAGTTAGTACGGTTATCAACAGTAACTCCAACATCAATTTTTCCATATTGTTTGTCATTTTTAATAAATGTTGTATTTTCTATTGAAGTACCGTTTGTTCCCGATCCAACATTTAATTCTATATCTTCACCTTTGTTTAATGCTCCAATGGCTCCACCTATTTTGTAGACACCTTGAATTATCCAACCGATTGGACCTAATGCTCCAAGAAGAATATTTATAAAATTATTCTTTATAAAATCACCTATTGAAGCAAAAACTTTTGTGCAATTATCCCAAAAACCGGATAAAGCAGTTTTTGTATTTTGCCACCAATTTGAAACTGTTGCAGTAACTTTATCCCAATTTTTCCAGAGTAGAATTGTAACACCAACTAATGCCATTACTCCTAAAGTAATTAATCCTATTGGGCTTGCAAAGAATGCAGCAGCTTGAGCAAGAAGTGCTGTTACGCTTTTCCAAACAGTAGAAGTAAAGCCTGATATTGCCGATATTAACTTTGTGTTCATTACAACGGATAATAATCCACCTTCCATTTTTAGCAAGTACATTTTTAGTCTAAAAACATCCATTGCCATTTGTGATAAGAAAATAGCCTTTTGTACACCGACAATTGCAATAGGTAATGTTAATAATAAAGGTAAAAAATTGTCCTTAACAAAATTAAATGTTCCTTTTATTGCATTATAGGTTTTATCAATAACAATAAACAATCCTTTTAAACCGTCTAATGCAAGAGTTATTCCCGGAACAATTACATTAAGGAATAATGATTTTAATAGAGGAGTATATTTGGCAACTTCAGGAAGTAAGTTCGTTTTCAAATATAAGAAAAGTTCATTAAACTTTTGAAATATCGGATTACAAGCCTTTAAACCTGCCTCAAATGCAACAAATATTTTTTCAAACCCTTTTTCAAGAGAAGGAGTTTTTGCAGCTAAAGTTTTATTCATTGAAACAAGAATACTTGTATAACGAGGCAATAGAATATTTCCCCATCGAGTTTGAAGTTCTTTTTGCTGTTCTTCTAAAACTCTTTGTTGATTTGCATAGTTGCCTCCGGTTCTTGTAAAATCACCTTGAGCATTCTTCGTTGAAGACATAACATAACTGTATCGAAGTTCTATTTTTTCAGCTTGTGTCATATCTTTGAATTTTTTACGCATTCCAAGAGTTTTTGCATAACCCTCTAAAATATCCTGTGTCATAACAACACCAAGATTCTTTAGTGCTTCTGTTTCACCTGTAAAAATACCTTTTAAAGCATTTTTTGTCATATCTTGCGACATATTTTTGTAAGATGCCAAATCAGCACTTAACTGAACAAGGCTCATTGACATATCAGCAGCTCTATCAGTTGCCATTCCCATACCTGTTCCCATATCGCCAAATAAAGAAGCAGTATCGAGAGCTGTTTGTTTCGCTAAACCCATTGAAGAAATGCTTGTTTTGGACCATTCAAGAACAGATGAAGCAGAATTTTTAAATGTTTGTTCTGTTTTGCCCATAGTTTCTTGAAGATCAGAAGCCATATTAACACAAGAATTAAGACTATCTTTTGCAGTTTGATAAATAACACTGCCGGCAAAAGCATTCATAAAGAAATTAGCCTTTGTTGTAACTGCTTGAATGCAAGAACCAAACTTATCATTGGTTTTGTTGAGCAAATTGAAAACTCTGTTACAAGCATTTGCTTTTTTTGTAATACTACCAAGTACAGGTGATACTTTGTCTTTCGCACCAAAAGTTGTATAAACAGCAAAATCTAAAGCTCCCATTTTCCTCCTTTATGTGTTAAACTGAATATATGATTATGTTGAGTAAAATTGAAAAAACACTTCTTAAAATTTGTTCTACAATTAGAAATATGATTTTTTGTTCTGATTGTGGAACTGTGTGTTGGTATTTATCTTCCGATTTCAAAAAAGTTGTTTCAAAAGAAAGACAAAAAGAAATATTAAATCATCTTCTATCTTCTGTTCAAAACAATGAACTTTGTTTTGATAATAAATTCAAACTTCCTGTTCTTAATTTATCTAATCCGATAAAATCAAATGAAAACATAATTGAAAAATTATATTTTCAAAATGTTATAACTGTTGATTTTATTAAAAAATACTTGAATGAAACTGAATTAGAAAAAAACAATGTAAGATATTTGTCTTTCATGTTCAATTGCAGTGAAGATATTATTAAAAATATGAATAAAAAAGATTACGAAACAGCTTGCAATTTGCTAAGCTTACTTTACATTGTTTAGTTTTTCATTTATTTTTTTGCATCTTGTTCCAAATAATATTAAATCTCTAGTAGTGAGATTTTTAACACCGGTTACGGTTTCCCACCCATTCGCAAGTAAAATATCAGAATAATAAATTCCGACTGCGAATGCTACCTGTCGAAAAAACGACATAATGCAGTTGCTATGTTTAAATCTGTTTTCTTCAATTTTTCGATAACTTGAAAACCATTCGCTGTAATATGTGCTATTGATTTAATAATTAAATCAGATTGATTTTCGGCATTAAATCCTTTTGTATCGCCAAGAGTAATATCATTTATGAAATCTAAATGTGTTTTTTCAATGTCACCTACTTTTAAAGGATTAACCAATTCTTGTGTAAGACAGTTTTTTTCATCATTCCAATAAACGAGTCCGCACATAACACCTTGAACTATATATTTAAATAAAACAGTTTCTTCTTTTACAGAAACTTTTTCTCCACACAACTCATCAAGATCTATTGAAAAAAGTTTATTTTTAATTTCATCAATAACTTTTAGAGCAGCTTCTTTCTCCATTATTTTTTTTATTTCTCTTTCCATTTCCGTTTTTCTCCTATGTTAGTATGTAAAAAACTAAAGAGGGAAATTACTTCCCTCTTTGTTTTTTTTAATAAATAAAAAATTAGATATATTAAGATTTTCTGATTCCTGTTCCGTCAGTAACATGGACTTCAAATTCTTCAGTTATACCTTTTGTTGAATCAATTCCAAATTCTCCGACAATACAGCCGGTTAATTCATAAGTTTTAGAAACTGTTTGAAGAACAAAAGGAATATCTGTTTTCTTTCTGTTTTCCATGAATATATCAGAATTAGAATTGCTTATTTTAACTCTTAATCCTGTTATTTTAGGAATAATTATAGAAACAACCGCATCAGCAGTTCCATCACCATATCCTTGAGTTTCTGTTACTGTTTCTCCGCCATCAAAAACAACAGGAGTTGTTTCTTTCGGAATAGAAAACTTTGTACCATTAATTGTTAAAGATATTGCATCTCCAACTTTTCCCATTATGACCTCCTTTAATTACCGTTGAAATTGAAGCCCAAGAAATTAGTCAAGTCGAATATTCTTCCAACACCTGTCAAGTCCATGAATGGATTCATATTAACTCTATCAGGATTTGTTTTATCAATTTCAACTTGCGTATATTTTTGAGCATCTGCATAATTTGCAATAATACCTGCTTGACCTAACAAAGAAATACCTCTGTTTACTTCAGCTTTAACATCTGCTAAAGTTCTTGCAGCCGGATTTGTTGTTAAATCATTTGGACCAACTAAAATAACCGATTTCCATTCTTCAGAGTCTCTGAAAACACTCATGAAGTGATGGCAGATATTACCTGTCATTGTAATTGCTCTATCAAAACGGAATAGAGGATTTGTTTTATCAATCGGATGATAGAAAGAAATCAAATCCATAATTCTATAAGAACCGTCTGATTTTTGCATTAAATGAGAATAACCTGCTTTTGCAAGTCTATCTCTATTTTTATAAATTAATTTTCTTAATTTACCAAAATCTCCAACAAGTTGAACATTAACTGCATCGTCTCTTCTTGCATTACCTGCTTCAATTAGAGTTTCAATATCCCAAGTCCCTGGAACTGTTGAACTTTCAGGAGCCTCAATAGAACTATAACAAATTACATATTGAGCAATTTGTCCGTCTCTAAATCCCTCAAAATATGATTGAAGTTTATCTAAAACACTCTCATTAGCGTATTGAGAAACAACACGAGTAATTCCGTAATCTTCAGTTATTTCTTCGAGTGCTTCTGTCGGGATCGTTCCAATTCCTGCTCCTTCTGTTGTTCTTTCTATTTTGAAAGTAACACCGGTTAAAGCAGAGTCTATTTCATCCCCCTTTTCATCAGTGACAGTAATTTCAAAATTAGAGTCAGAGCCTGCCCATTTTGCAGTTAAAGTTAATATTCCTGCCACTTCACCTTTTGTAATCGTAAAAGGAAGTTCTATATATTCAGAAAGAATTTCTTGTAATGTTGCAGTTGCCTCTGCAAGAGTTGCTCCTTTAGAAAAAGTAAATGGAATTTTAGTCTTTTCATAAGAATTCAAATCAATTCCACGAGGTGCTTTTGCAGGGTTTAACTGTGCGTTTGTAGCAACTTTACCTGCAACATCAGCAGCAGCTTCAAACAATAAATCATTAACTATAAAGTAGCCTGTGAATGTTTTTTTAATTTTATCAGCAATTGTCATTGTTAAAGTTTTTACTTCGGCTTTTGCATCAGTTGGAGCAGGAACAATCATATAATAAGTATCTACTTTTGAGCCATTGCCTGCAATCGGGAATAATTTTCTTGCCATTCTGTGCATTGGAGAACCAAAACCACAAACAACACCAATATCATCAGCATTGCCTGAAGTTAATTGTATTTTGTTCTCTTTAACAGTTTTGCCTGTTTGTGCTTGACCTATGAAAACAATTTTTTCCGGACGAAGAATAGCTGCATTTTGTTGATTTTTTTGCTTGATAGAAATGCTTGTTGTTGAAGCAATAGCATTTGGATCAAGCGATGTAGTAATTGACATTTTTTATTCTCCTATAAATTTTTTGGTAAGGTTATCAATGAATTCATCTCGAATTTTTAATTGTTCGTAAAATTCCTTGATTTGTAGTGTGTTTTGATAAAAAGTTTCTTCTTCTATACCTACTGCAAATGTAAACATTGCACCAAGAACACTTTCTGTCGAATTAACTTCACGAGGAGTTAATATTCTTTCCCATTTCTTCAAATGAAAACTATTTACAAGATTATTAGTTGCTTGATAAATGTTTGTAGGTTCAGAGCATAAAATGTGATAAAGTTGTGAAGTTAAATAATCAAGCCTGTCCGATGCTTCTTCATCAGCAGAAGACAGTAAATCTCCGTTTTCTGTTTCATTTAATCCTCCTGCATAATATTCAACCTGAAGAGTATAAACAAATTGGTTTGAATATATATCTTGTTGTCCTAACGGAATATCAGCTTCATTAAAATAAACATAAACACACGGAAGATCTTCAACCGATGGGAAACGAAATCTTTTCGGGAATATTGTAAAATCAATAAAATTCGAATTAAATTCATCATTTGCAAGTTTAAGCTGTGAATCTCTAACATTTGCCAATAATTGACAAATAGCAGCTTTCACATGTGTTTTATTCATTGGTAGAATTAATTCTTTAATCATTAGATACCTCCGTTTCTTCTAAATGTTTGTTGTGTTGAGTTCTTTTTATTAGAAGAACATTTGATTAAATACATACCAAGAGTTTTATCTGTTGCAACGTCCTCAATGATAAAATCAAAAACTTTATTATTAAATTGAGGAAGAGCAACACTAATCCCCCAGCCACGAGTAAGAAGTTCTTCTGTATAATTAAAAACATCATCTGTATTGAGAGTTATTTCAAAACTATCAGCAAAAACTCCTGTACCCGATTCAGTAACAGTCAATCCGATAAACGAAGTTAAACCTTTTAGGGGATAGCCTTCGGAGGCAGAAGGCATTTTTAAAACACAATCAACACTAACTCCATCATTGAAAAACACTGTTTTTTTATGATGTTGCAATAATTGATGAATTCCAAATACCATTATTTAACAATACCTTTAATTGTAGCGAATGTATCAACATCAACAGGGACCAATAAAGGACGAGTCTTTACACCTGCTTCAATCCAAAATGAACCGTTTTCTTGACAATCGTAAGCATAATTTAATTGTTCAACTGATTTTAAGTTTGTGCTAACTGTTAAAGCAGTTGTTTTTTCAGTAACATCTGCGATTGCACCATAATATCTTTTAAAGTTCGGGTCGGGAGGAAGAATAGCTGCTGCACCTGTTGGAATAAAACTGTATTTTTTGCCTTCGTTTTCGAAGTTAAAACCTTTTGGAATTTCATAAATTGCATTATAAGATAAAATATTTACAACATATTGCCCTGCTGTAATTTGACCGTGAAAAGCAACACCTGCGGAAATTTCTTTTGGAAGATTGATGTCCGTTCTTTTTACACCTGAATTCCAATTTGAAGAATTTTTAATTTTGGGATTAGAAAGAAAAGCACTTAACCCTTTTGATTCAAATATCATATTAAATTCAGATGTAATAAGTTTACCGTCTTGTACACATAAATTACAAGCATTTTCAATTTCAGATAACGGATCAGATGTTTCTTTCGTCCATTCATCAGCAACTTTAATATCATGAGTCGTTTTTTTGTTGAACTCAATTTTTGAACCGTCAGCTAAAACAATTCTCCCATAGAATAACCCATCTGAAGCCTGTTTTTCTTCTGAAATTCTGTGAGTTGCAGAAATGCTTTCTTGATAGTCTGTAATAATGTTTCCAAGATCAGCAATAGATTGTTCATAAACTGTTTGACCGATGTTTGCTTCAAATAATTCAGTTTCAGTAATTCTGCCATAATTATTATATTCAGGAACAACAAATTCTTTTCTATCGTGAGAAGATAATTCAACAAGTCTGCCTGCTTCGCCAACTTTTGTATCAACTGCATAAACTTGTTTAATGCTTCTTCCGTGGATTTCTACTTTAATACCTTTTAAATATACCGGTTTAAATAAATTAGCTAAAAAATTTGTAGGTTGAATTTTTTTATCGAATGCTACATCAACAGCTTTTTTTAATAAATCCATTTATAAGTCTCCTTCTTTTTTAATTATGTATTTCTCATTTTGCTTGCTCTATTAATCTTTTAAGCAAGTATCTTCTGTTAATTCTTGAACATGTTCCAAGTGGAAACCGTTTCTTTTTAGGTTGTCTAAAACAGCAGTTTTTGTTGCATCAGCATTATCAACAAACAGCAATAAATCCTTATTTACAGAGCCACCGTCTAACACCTTAACAAGAGCAACAGTTTCTTCAGCTGCTGCGTTTGTTACTGTTTGAGCAAGCACATAAAGAGCCTCATTGCAATCAGCAGATTTATAAGCAATTAATGTACCTTCCGCATTTCTACCTAAGATAGTACCTTCTTTGTAAGTTGTATTTGCCGGAACTTTTATTTGTACATCTGCAAAAACACCTTTTAAAATTACTTTTGGATTTCCGTATTTTGACATTTTTTATTCTCCTTAAATAAAATTTTGTGTAAGAAAATAGCCGGAAATTTCTCCGGCTAAAAAATATGATTTTAGATAAACAAGATCACTGAAGAACTTGTAGCAAAAATTTGTTATTTGAGATTCATTCTTTCCAAAATATTATTGAAAGTTTCCTCTTCTTTTTTAGCTTTTGCAGCTTCATCATCTTCAGGCTTTTTTTCAGGTTCGTGAATTTCTTGTTGAGGTTCAACTGCCGGAGGATTATTGTCTTGCATAGCATTAATTTCAGCAGTTTTTATTTTTGCCGTTAAAATAGCAGATTGAAACTCATCATCATTAACATTTTTACCGTTTATAATTGCATTTACAGTAGCTTCTTTATCAAGATCGATAAAATTTAATAAAGATGAAACTCTTTTTCTTTCTGCCTCTTTGCCTTCTGTTGCACCTGTTTCAATAGCTTGAGCATAAAGTTCGGGTTTTTGAGCTTTTAATTCTTGTAAAGTATTCATGTCTATTTCTCCTTTTTCTTGAATTATTTCAGTATTAGCCTGTATTTTTATTTGTGGAATAAGTGCTGCAATCATTTCAAAAGATTCTTCTTTTAATGATTTAACAACATTTTTTGCTTGTTTTATCTTTTCGGTTGAAGCTGCAATTTTAATTTCTTCTGTTATTCCGTCTTCTTCTTGATATTCTGTATCTAAAACAGTTCCAAGAAGTTTTAAACGTTCTGCACCAATAAACCAAGTCTCCTTATCCATAATTTGGCGGATTTCTTTTTCTTCAAAAATTCCTTTTTCAACGAATTTTTTAGCATAAAGAGATGCCAAGTCTTCTAAAAGTTCGGCATTCTTTTTCATTACTTGATAATCTCCGATTGCAGCATTCCAGGGATTATGAAGACAAACAATAGAATTTGGTTCAAATTCCAATGTGTCACCTGCAAGCATAATGTATGCCGCCATTGAAGAACAATCACCAACAACGTGAATTCTTTTTTTACCTCTGTTGTAATTTTTTATTGCGTTAAAAATAGAAATTCCGTGAAAAACACTTCCTCCCGGTGAATCTATTTCAAATTCAATATCACCGGTTAATTTTTTTAAACGTTCCGAAAATTCTTGTCCGTTTACATCATAACCGATAATTCCTTTAATGCTTATTGCCATTATCTACCCTCAAATCCACAACCTGTACATTTTCCATTAACAACTTTGCTTCTGCAAATATGACAGATTTTATACTCTTGTTTGTTCGCATTAAACGGGACTTCAGACGAAAACTCTTCGTTTCCGTCTTTCGCCCTCTGCTCACAATCCGCTTCCTTTACTTCATTTCGTGGTAATTGAACAGTCTCTCCATCGCATTGTTCATTGACTGTTTTAGCATCTTCATTATTTTCTTGATTCTCTTCTTCTGTTTTTTCATCAGCTTTTTGAGCATTCTCATCAGGATTGTTTTCAGAATTTTGATTTTTATTTTCTTCATCATTCGTTTTTTGTTCCTGCTCTTTTTCTGCTTTCTTTTCTGCAATTTTGTTTAATAGTGTTTCGACATTAAAATTATCAAAAACACCATTGATTCCAAGAGCGTTTGCTTCTTTAATCAAAGCAGCACGTTCTTCTTGTGATAATTCTGAAACTTTTTGTTTTGACATCTTAATTTCTCCTTTTGTTTGTTTGAATGTCGTTTTCTGTATCATCATCATTAGATGGAGCATTATCGGGAGCAAATAACGTTTCAAAACAAAGTCCCGATTCTTTTATTTTCTGCTCTTCTTCTTTTCTCTTCTCAATTAAAGAATAAAAGTCAGTTGATATGCCTAATGATTCAAGAGCCTGTTCAAATGTGATTAAACCACCTTTTATTTTTGAAAGAACTGCGTTTACTTCCTTTACTTCATCAATGTGTGGAATCTTTGAACCGACAAATTTTGCTTTCGTATAAGCATTATCAATAAATCCGGAATCATTCTTTAATTGAAGATATTTCGGAGCATTAATATAACCTTGTAAACAACTCAATTCAAATATTTGAGAGTATATAACTTGATAGAAATGATCTACAATAGTAAATTTTCTTATTGTTTCTAAAATAACTTCAAACATTTTCAAAGATGCTCTTGAAGCAGAAAAATTGTTAGAAAATGTCATTAATGCAACTTCAAAAGGTATTTCGTTTGCAGCACAAATATATTTCATTGAACCGTCTAAAAAACTTGTAAAATTAACATTCGGACGTTTTGTATCAAAAGATGATAACTTTTGCCCTTTTGGAAGAAAGAAAGATAATGCAGAAGGTATTTTCTTCAAGTTCATCTTAAAATCATTAACAGCTTTTGTTTCTTTTACAGAATTATTATCTTGAGAGTGCAAATCGGATTGAATACTTCGAGATAATCCATTTAAGTTCTTTAATGGATTAATTCCGTTTGATTCTTTTTCTTGCTCAACAACTACTGCAAAACGAGAGTTTGTTTCTGCTGCAATAATTTCAGAATTAGAATACATTCCGATTTTATGCAGTTTTTGCATGATTGTTCCAAGCCTTGAATATGCACGAGGAGAATTTAATCTTTTAATACCAACCGGCATTAACCAAGCAATTAATCTTCCTTTTTTATCTCTTGCCTGTATTCTTTGTTCTTTACCGTCTTTATCAAGTACATAATATGCAACAGGAACTTCGTTTTTGTCTAATTCAACACCGTCAATTATTCTGTTATTCGACCCCTCTGCTTTTGAAAGACGGGACCAAACAGCAAGACCATTAACAATTTGAATTTTATATTGACCGTCAATAATTCTTTTTATTATAAGAACATCTCCGGCAATCCAACCGTTATAATATGCAGTTTTTGCAAGTTCATGAAGATTCTGATCACACGACATTGATATATTTTTATCTTCTTCATAAACTTTCCAAAGGTCCTGAAGTTCCTTTGTAAAATTATCAGGAACTTTTATTTTAAATTTTCGTTCCAAAAGTTCTTTCATTGGTTGTGGATGAAGTCTTAAACCTGTTCCCACAACAAATTCTGTTAATCTTGAAACAATAATATGAGCAAATTCATTAATAGTAACAAGAGTATAAGCTCTTTTGGCTAAAGAGTAATAATCAACATCATATACTATTGGACCGTCTAAAGCACCCGGTTCTTGTTCTCCGTTAAATCTTAAACCTAACAATGTTCCAAGCGGATAATATGAACATTGAGATTTGTTTTTATTAGTATTAAAAAATTTCTGTTTTAATTTATCAAAAATATTCATGTTACATATACCCTAATCCATGAAGTGATATACAATGAGAACCCGATTCTACTTCATTTAATTCATTCAGCAGTGAAGTATAATGGGTTATTTCTGTTCTTATTGCACTTAAAGAAGCCTGTTGAACAGTAGTTGAACCTTGACCTGAATTTAAAGTATATGAAGTAACTCCACCTGATTGAATGGCTCTTTTTTGTGCTTCTTTCAAAATTTTTATGATTTCGATTAACTCTGTTTTTGTATAAGACATAAATTTTCCTTTATATTATGTGTTGTGCAAATTTCGCTGTTTAAGAAGTTCAAATACAGCACGAGGATTGGAAGAATCAAGTTCAAGATATAATTTTGAATATTGAGCAATAATAATATCAGCAGTTGCCAAATTATAAACATTTAAATCAAATGCTTCGTTTCTTCCGTGTTGAACCCAACGAACAGCAGTTGCTCCTCCCGGAGTTTGAACTTTAACTTTTTGCTCTGTTGTTAATTGCCTAAAATATTCATTTGAATAACCTTTTGCAAAGGTAAACCAACCATCAGGGTATTCATCATCAACTCTTTCTTCTTGCGAAAGATAACGAGCAAGAGTGTTTTTATATAAATCCGTGTATATTTCAACTAAAGAAATATTTTCAAACTCATTAATAGGAACAATTTTGAATTTTTCTCTTGTTCTTGTAGTTGAAATAAAACCTTTTAATGGCATTATCAAACCATCGCCAAAGGTTGAGCAGAAATTATAAACAACATCTCTTAATTCACCATCTCCGGAGTCTACAAGCATTAATTCAACTTTTCTTCCATCGGTGAAAACTTCATCTTTTATTTTTGCAAGTTTTTCCCAACAAGGATCATAGACATCAGAAGTATTACCGTGAAAGACTCTGTGATCTATTCCCCAACATCTGTATCTATCGCCCCAAGCCTTTATTTCAACTTCAAGTCTATCTCTTTGAACGTCAGTACAGCAGGTTAAAAATAATGCTTCTTTTGGAACAACATTGTTTTCCATAGTATCATCACGAAGCCTGTGAACTTGTTGATATTCAACTCCTCCTGTTCTATCTTCAAAAGGGAGTCCAAGATCCAAGTTGTAAAAAGTTTGCAATTTTTCAGGATCTTTTCCGGCACTTATAAAATCCATTACAATGTTTTCAAATGGTTTTGAAAGTGAGTACAACGCTGAAATGTGATAACTTCTATAATTCGGAATTGAAGAAGTTTGAGTTGCTCTCCATTCACCATTTTGGAGGATAGAATATTTGTGATAATCCTTAAATTCTTCTCCACAATGTTTACAACGATAACGAACAGAACTGTAATTACCTTGTTTGCATTCTTCAACATCAAATAACACTCCATAAGGTTTTGTCTTGTAGTTGTTTTTGATTAATGCTTTATCATCAGGATATTCTGCTCCATCAGATTTATAAAAAACAAGTTCTTGTTTTTCATTGCAATATGGACAAGGAACAAAGAATTTTCTGCAATCACCTTTTTTATAGTAGTTGTAAATGTGTGATTTATGAGCCAATGTTGGAGTTGAATTGTAACAGATTTTTCTTCCATATTTAACAAAAGAGTCCGTTCTTTTTACAACAATATCAACCGGCGAACCTTCATTTTTAATTTTCTCCGGATAACCGTCCAACTCATCAAGAAACAGTTTTTTAATAGCTTTAGAACGAAGCTGTGATCCGTTTCTTGCTGAAGCAAAACTTAAAGAACCACCTTGAAACTCGATTAATAAAGCTGTATCACCTGTTCTTCTTGTATTTCTGTTTTCTGTTTCCGCTTTAACTTTATGTCGGAGTTTGGATTTATCTATCAGGTTATCAATCTTTGTTTTTTTATAATCTTCTGCATCACTTTCCGAAGGGAAAACAAACATCATGGGTGAAGGATCAATGTCTATTGTATAGCCGATAGCATTTTCAATAACAGAAGTGGTTAGACCTAATTGTACTCCTTTCATGATTGCCACTTCTTGCGTTGGATCGTTTTTGGAGAAGCAATCAACAATTTCTCTGCAATATGGAGCATTTTTATAACTGAATGGACCTGTTTTGCCTGTAAGTTTTGAGTTCAGATATCTTTTTTGTTCTGCCCATTCTGATACTTTAATAAGTACATTTTTGGGTAAAACTTCAAAAAGATATTCAAAAATTTTATTAACTTGATCTGTTTTTGTTAAAACATTCATCGATATTGTTTCTGTGTTATTTCTTTTGCATTAATAAGAGAATCGTTTAGCGAAGTGAGAATATCATTTGAAAGAAGTTGAATAAGAGCTTCTTTCGGATTTTCATTAATTTTCACCAATGCAATAATTTCATCAGCTTTCGTATGTGGTAAATCTGTAAGTGTTTTAAAAAGTGATTCAAAAACATTTAAAATTACACGGTTTAGAACTTCTGTTTCTATCAGTTCCCCTTTTTCTTTTGCAATTTTTAATGTTAAAAGAGCATTTTCTTGACTTGCTTTTTGGAACTTTGCAGATAGTAAATCAAATTCTAAAGATATTTGTTGTTCACTTTTTTGATTTTTGGGAGCAGGTTTTTCTTCTTTTTTATTTTTCTTTGTTTTTTTAGAATTTTGCAGCCTTGCTTTTCTTTTTTTACAAAGTTCATTGTTTATTTCGTTTTCTGTATCAATCATTCCTTTTTTATCGAGAATTAATTGTTTTTTCTTAATCAAACGACAAACGGAAGAATTATCATACTCATACTCTTGTTTAAATTCATCTTTTGTTAAAATCATATTTTTTAAAACTCATAATTCGGCGAAATTGCGGACGGACGAAGTCCGGTAAGCGAGTACAAAGAGCCGACAAAACCAAAGGTTTAAAGGCGATACTCTTTGAGCTAAAGGATTTTCAAGAGGTAAAGAACACCGATTATGAAACCGATGTTCTTTTATTGACTTAATTTTTTTGAAAGTTCTCTTTTCATTCTTCTTTCAGCTTCTTTTAAAAATATCTCTTTAGAATTGGAAGAGATTTTATATGTTGCAGGTTTTAGCATTGGACGTGGATTAAGTGATTGTGTTCTATCAGAAAAAGAATACATGAATTTAACGGATTTCTCATTCACTCTATAATCTCCGTTTTTTGTTTTCTTGCTTCCACCGTTGTATAAACGAAATACTCCGAATTTGTGTTTTTTATCACTGTCATCAGGTAAGAAATGAATGTATTTACCTTTTTCAAGTGTTCTGTGTGCTATTGCGACTGCTTGTTTAAATTGATTTTCAACAGTTGCAGCAGGATAATTGGTTAAATCGGATATTCTTCTAATATTCATTCCTGCAAGATAATTTTCTCTGCTAACAACTTTTTTATAACTATTTCCACGAGCAAATTTTGTTGCTTTAGTTATATGCTTGCTTTTAGCTACAAGTGTTTCTCCAAACTCTTGTTTTTTTAATTGGTCTGTCTTCTTTCCGTACATCGTAGCTTTTTGACCTACAAAAGTTCGCATTTCGTCTATATTAAGCGAACTTGAACATTTTTCATAACCAACAGAAGCAGGAACGATATTAGCTTTTTTATTTCCTCTAATAGTAAGTTCCTTTTTTATGTTTTTATCGTACTCTCTTTTTGTTTGGAAAGCCATTGCATCAAGAGTAGAACGTACAGTTTTAGGAAAAGCATCTTTTCTAACATTATTGAGGTTTTTTTGAAATTGTTTTAAATCTTTATCGTCAATATTAAACATTTGTACTCCTAAAATAATTTAAGTTGTGCTTTTGCTTCATTTAAACGTTGAACACTTTTTTCGTAATATTCAGGATCTTTTTCAACACATATAAAATCAAGTCCTAAATTATGACATGCTATTGCAGTTGTGCCTGAACCTGAATAGAAGTCTGCTACTACCCCCCCCCCGACACTTTGGAGATAATCCTGGAGTATCATCTCAAAGAGTTTTAAGGGTTTTTGTGTAGGATGTATCCTGTTTTCTTGCCCACTGGCACGAACATTATATATTTTGGAAATAGTTTCACAAGATTCGCTAATAAAAGCAAGTTCTGCCATAGACATTGTAAAATTAAATGGAATTCCTTTGTTCCACACAATAAAACCTTTATATGGAGGAAGTTCAAAATTATTTGCTCCAAATATTATTTGCTTTTTGGAAATTCTAAACATTTCAGAAAAGATTTCTTTTGTTGGTTTTGAACCGAACAATTTTATCATTCCATTTGCTCTCATATCCTTTGTTGGAGCATTTTCTTTTTCATCTCTATACGGTGGATCAGTTAAAATCAAATCAATACATTTATCAGGGAGTTGTTTCATAACTTCAAAACAATCGCCTAAAGTAATTTTATTTAAAAATTTTTGCATTTATATTTTCTGAACTTTAATCGGGCAAACCACTTTCAAGCCGGCATCATCTGCTTCGTTAATATAACGAGGTATTGCAGAGATACCGTCATTAAGTGGTTTGTAATAGACAAGTGGGATGGTTCTATTAAAACTTTTTTCTTTTGGAGGGAGAAAAGGGTTCGGAAGTGGAATTTGTATTAATGATTCGCACTTTCGGGAAAAAATCTCATCAGCTTTTTTCCCTCTAATTATTTTTGTATCGTCCCAATCTTGAAAACGACCTGATTGTTTTGCGTACCATAAAAACTTTATTATCAAATGTTTGCATATAGGGCAAACAGCTAATAAAACTATCTCTCTTTTAATAGAACGTCCATCTTTTAATTTTTTTTTGAAAAATTCATCTTTTTTTGTTCGGAAGCATTCAATGTATTCATACAACTTTGTATGAGTTTTCACTTTATAAGAACAACAATCAAGAATTATAAAAGATTTCATTATAGTCCTAATAAAAAATGGGATTTTTTAAGCTATGATTTGAATCAAGACTAAAGTTAACAAGTATCTCCGAGGCTAAGAAAATACAATATTCCCTTTAGTATTCACTCAGAAAATTCTCCCAATTAAGACTTCTTGTGAACAAAATCAATTTACACGAAATTTCAGAATAAAAAAAGTTGTCAAATGACAACATTTTAAAAAAGAAGTTTAAAAATAATAATTGTAAGATTTTAGGGATAATTTATTTTTTTATTTGAAAAGTTTTTAAATTCTTTATTTTTTTATTTGTTTCTCTTGCAGAGATTGTGTTTTAAGTATATTTTTTTCATGTTGTCAAATGACAACTAATTTATTTCATCAATTAGTTTTAAAATTTCACTTAAATTTTTCTTTGTTTCATCTAATGAAGATGCCATAAAAACACTGTTTGATAACTCTTTCAACCTGTTCTTTTTTCTTAATTCTTTCTTCTTTTCATTTGCTCTTATTGCAGCACATTTTTTGCTGCATACTAAAACATTATGTTCATAACTTATAAACGGTTTTCCGCAAATAATACATTTTCTTAATGGATTTCTTAAAAAAATTTTTTGTAATTCTTTTCCTTGTGTATTAATTCTGAAATCACTATCTGACATTTCAAGAATATCTTTAATCTCGGGAGCATAAGCATTGTAAAGTTTATAAATTCCAAGTTGAGCTTTCTTTTTTAATTGAGCTGTACTTTTAACATCTAAATTATAATTATTATTAATTAAACTAATTTTTTTATCTTCAGAAATTGAAGCTGTTTTAACATCTATATCGGATAATTCAGCTCTAACAACAGCGGCTTTTATATCCGAATCAAAAACACTTTCTATCATTATTTGTTTTGTTAATTTTTTTAAATCGAATAAAAAATCAATATTTGATTTTTTATCAATAATATATTCAATTAAACTATCTGCACAATCTAAGGAATTAAACTTTGGACTGTCTAAACTCAATGTCTCTTTTTCTATTAGAGATAATCCTTTGCAACTTGCATCAAGACGACTCGGTAAATCCCTGCAACGCAAAACAGAATAGTAACTAATTTTTACAAAGAAAAATATTGTTGAATATCTTATTTTCTCCAGATTCTCGAATTTACAGCCTTTTTCTAACATCCTTATCCATTGTAAATATAATGAAACAAAAGATTGTTCTATGACAAATTCAAAATAAGGATGTCCCGGATTAATAAAAAGAGTTGTTATTTTATAAATTAAACGATAGAATCGATTATATAAGAATTTGAATTCATTATTTGTCAAATTTTTTTTTATATTATTTTTTTGTCTTCTTTTAATATTACATTCTCTGCAATATTTTCTTTTTAATGGGCGTTTGGAATAAAATTTTTTGCCACAAATAGAACATGTTGCAATAAAAATATCACTTGTGCTTTTTAATAATTCTCTTTCGTTGATTTCGTCCATATTTTGCTTCTTTTATTATTTCTATATTTTTGTTTAGTAGTTATTGTTGAATCGTTACTAATTATGTTTAGAATTTTATTAATTTGAGATTTAACCCGAAGAAGTTCTTGAACCATAAAAGTAGTTGCAATTCCCATTTTGGACTTAACTCCATATTCTCCACGAAGCTCTTCAAAAACCTGCCTGATTGTACCTATTGAATAATTTGTTTTTTCTGCAATTTCTTCTGTTGAAAATTCTTGCATCATTAATTTGATAATTTCATCTTTTGCAGCTGCATTAACCTTCCCCATTAAACCCTCCGTTTTCAACAACAATATCGAATATTTCTCCAATAGAATCGCAATAATGCTTCTGATTAACATGTGTATCTTTTCTTATGGTAGAAAACATTATTCCTTTATCACCTTGAAAGAGAAGCAGCATATATGTTATTGAGTTATATAATTGAAAAAAACCGGCATCATCTTTTAAAGTATCGACTAAAACCAAATCTAACATTTTAGTAAGCAATAATTCGCCTTTAATATCTCGAAAAACTGCTAAAAGTTTAGCTGATTTTTGATTATGTAATTTTGGATAATTGTTATTAAAAACAATTATTTTTTTGTTATTTAATTCAGACATTCCATCTCCTTTTTATCAATTAACATAATAAGATTACCGTTAAATTCAGAAATAACCTTGTTGGGGACATAACCAATTTTCCATTTTAGAGTTTTAATGTTATATCTCTCATACATCTTGCAAATTTCTTCTTGATCGTCAATCGCAAGAACAATTTTAGGTTCTTTTTCAAGAATTTTTATTAATCTTTGTTCTTTACTTTGAACAGGAGTAGAGTCATCATTCAAAGGACGAGAATTTATAATAAAATCACGTCCATAAACAAGATCGGTTTTCTTTTGAATAAAATTAATTGTTTCTGTTTCTATTTTTTCACTTCTAGCAGTGAGAAAAAGTATTTTCAACCCACTTGTTAATTTAAAACATAAATATTTATGCAATGTTTCATCAATCGGATTTGCTTCTGCATTTGCAGTTCTATCAAAGAAATCAAATCCCTCTTCCTTTGTAAATTTCATTGTTCTAATAATCATCCATAGATAACTTGTTTCAATTAAGCAATCATCTAAATCACAAATTAAATATCTTTCCATTTTTATATTTCCTCCAATGCTGAATAAACAGGGACAAAAGACTGATTTGTTTTATTTGCAGTCAAAGAATCAACATAAAGGATAAAAACAAAAAATATAATTAACCCGATATAAAACAATAACTGAACAAAAAGCTCTTTCACTATTTATCTCCTTTTTTGTCTAAACTTGTAATAATTATTTGCTTCGGTAAAAAGTCGCAGCAATAGTAAGCAGAAGAAAAATTAATTTGTTTTTTCTTATTATCATTACGATTAAACTGCATTCTTTGTTTGAAAATTAATAATTGAAGCTCTCTATTTTCAAAAAGTTTTGCCGGAGCAGAATCATTGAGCCATGCAAGAGTCATTAATAAACAAATTGGTTTATTAAAACTCAATGCACGTTCAAATATTTCTTTTTTCCTGGTAAATGGAGGATTGCTAATCAGAATATCCCATTTTTCAGGTTCATAGGTATAGAAGTCCTGTCCTAAATCAATATGAGAGAATACAACCTCAAATCCGTTTTCTTGAAATACTTTCACAAATTCAGAATTATCAGTATCAAACGGACACCAAATAATTTTATCTCTATAATTTTCAAGAAAAGGAAGCAATGGTTCTACTGCATATCTTTTTGTATAGCATTCATCATTTGCACCGGGTGAAGAATGAAGGAATCCGTAGTTAGTTTGCATTTTATGACTTTTCCTTCTTGTCATTTTCTACTTCATCTTTGAATGCGTATCTAACAGCAATATCTTTTGCGTATTCCTTTATGTTGCAAAGTTCAACCCAAATATTTCCTAAAATGTTCCACATTAAAACACCTAAATATACAAACCAAAGTGAAATAACAACTAAATAAATCTTCATTTTACCTCCTTTAAATCTAAAATTTGCTTTGCCAGTTGAATCGAGAAAAAGAAGTTACAATTATTCGGAGAACACTCTTTCTTGTTGATCCACTTGCAAGAGTTACAAACAATTTCTTTTTTACAAAGTAAGAATATTTTTTTAATGATGCAATTTTTCAAGCATTCGCAAGGTTCAAAGTGATTTACTCTACATAAACCTTTATAATTTTTACTATAAGCAGGACACTCCGGAACTTCGAAGCCTTGAAGCAGCTCTTTAATATCAACTGATATCTCTTTTTTATCTTTCATGAAATTCTCCTAATATTGCAGGAAATTCTTTATATTCTTTTCCATCAATTAAAGCTCCAGCTTTTGGTTTCCCAACTTTATACATAAAGGGGAAAAGTTCAATTTCTGTAATCCCTTGCGGTTTATAAAAAGTCTTTTGGTATTTTTCGGCATCTTTTGGTTTATATGGCGACCATTCGCCCCATTGTTTGAAGAAAAACGGAACTTTCTGTTCTGCACATTGTTTTTGTAAATGACGAACCCATTCTGGATTCGTGGGACGTGCGTGATGTCCGGATTCGCCTCCGGCAATAACCCAATCAATGCCACTTAAATCAAGCTCGCCTAAATCATCAAGCAATGGCTCACAACTCAAAAATTTGATTTTTGCGTTTGTTTGTTTTAGATAGTCGATACGGTTTTTATATTTTGACTTTTCAATCGTAACGCCGAGCCATACATTTTCGGGATAAACAAAATCGGCAAGCCTGTCGGCTCTTTTTGTTAGTATTTGAAATTGATTAAATGGCTGTACTTTGCAAGCTGTAAGCAACCAATTTATTTCACTGTCTTGTATTTCTTTATGGAATGTATCAGACATTGAATTCACAAAAACCAATTTGTTTTTTCCGATAACTCTGTTAAGTTCTTTACTGTGGAAAACAACCTGATTAAAAGGTTTTGCATATTTTTTCTGTCCCATTGCAGTAAGTCTTTTGTGCATTTTTTCTGCATAACAATTTCTACAGCCTTCTGATATTTTTGTGCAACCTGTAACAAGGTTCCAAGTTTCTTCACACCATTCTATTTTTGTTTTAGCCACTTTATTTCAATTCTCCTTTTAAAACTTTATCTACAAAAGAATCAGTTATTATTGAATTTTCGCAAGGTTTAACAGATGTAACAGCTCCTTCTATGTGATTTCTGATTAAATCCATAACAAACAAATAAATAGCTCCTACCTTATAACCCTCAAAAGAGTTTGTTATGTTCTCTTTTTCTTGCAACCTTTTTAACCCAAAGAATACAGAAGCAACTTCATCAATCTGAAATGTTGGTTCTTTTTCTTTCTTTATCTCTTCCGTATCTTCTTCAGTTCTTTTTAATATGTCTGCATAACTAAAATTCTTATTGTTTCCCATTTTCTTATTTCCCTTTTTTACCTAATTTGTATATTCTAAGATTACGCAGCAAACGTCATATATTGCGATCTACCTCCTTTAAATAATTTTTTTTAGTTTTTATTGCTTTTTGAAGCCTAACAACAGAAATATTTGCTTCTGTTACTTCAGGGAACTTACTTCTCAAATTATTTTGATTTAATCTTGCATTTTCATTCCTTGAAATTAATTTCAAATTGCTCAACTCAAAGTTTTGTTTGTTGCCATCTAAAAAGATAATGCAGTGATGTTTTGGCATTGGTCCAAATTCTTTTTCCCAAATAATAATGTGTTTTAATCTCCATTTATTAGGATCAGCAATTTTTATTTCAGTGTATCCATCTTTTGATATTCTTTCAGAACCAATTGCTCTGTAATTATGAGGAACATTTCCTTTTTTAAACATTGTTGTGGCACATTTTTTATATTGTTCCTCACTCATTTTCTTACCTTTGTTTTGAGGAATATGTCCTTTTTCAAAATAACCGGTTAAACCACTTGATATGTGATAACGACTTTTCATGCTATCTATTTGCTCAACTGTATAAGTAGTTTCAAAAGCAGAATTAACAAGTTCTGTAAGTTCTTTTTGATATAGTCCTTTTGCGTTTTCTTTAATAAAATCAACTATATGTTTAGGAAACAGCTTCTTTTCATCAATTTTTTTGTATATATAACCACTTTTTATTTTGTGGTTTGATTTGTAAGCCTGAATTTGAGATTTCCTGTAATTAGTACCAAATTCAGCATTTAAACGATTGGTTAATTCTTCTGAAGAAATACCAACAGCATTTTCTCTTACAAATTTTGCGTGTTCTTCATTAAACTTTTTCATTGTTTGGTAATGCCTTTTGTTCAATTTTTTTAGTTAATGATGGAATTTCTTCACTTAAAGAAATATTTCCCATCTTGTTTTTTACAATTGCAATTTTAAGAGCTAATTCTGCATTTTTTATAATTTTTTCAGATACTCCTGTTATTGCTTCAGCTTTTTTAATTGCTAATTCTGTTTGTTTTTCGTCTAAATCTTCATTGCTCAATTTTTCGATTTGCTCAAACAAATATTTGTTTAAATCCTGTAAGTTATTACTCATTTACCCTCCTATCCTAAAAGTTCACTTAAAAAATCTAATTCATCATTTTGTGGATCTGTTTCTTCTGCTTTAGGTTGAAGTTCTAACAAACTTTTTCCTTTTAATTGGTTTGTAAGAGATAAAACAATTAATTCTTGAAGAGAAGAAACTCCCTTTTTTTGAAAAATGTTATAAATATGTGTTTTAACTGTTGAAAGAGAAATGCATTCTATCTTTGCAACATCTTTATAGTTATAACCGGAGCAAAGAAGTTCAATTATTTTGTTTTCTCTTTCTGTCATTGTTTCTCTAACATAAATACTTCTTTTAAAGCCAACATAAGAATCCTCTGTTAATTTTTCATATTTTTTTAGTTTCTTTTCATATTCATTTCTTAGTTTTCGAAAAATCATTTCTTCTTCAGGAGTAAGCTGTGTTGCTTCTCTTATAAACTTTCTCATGTAATCTCCGGCTCCTAATTGGCTATCGTTAAATTTACTTCTTCTAACCATTAAAATAACCTCATTTGAAATTTACCCGGTTCAACTTCATAACTTGAAAATTGTTTGTTTCGTTCTTCCATAATTTCTGCTTTTCTTTTTTCGATGTATTGCAATTTTTCTTCGTAAGTGTTGAATTTAGGCATTAAGGGTTCATTTTTCAAAGAGCCGCAACCCCAAGCACAATAATTTGGAATCGTATTGCAAGTTACAACTTTAAAGCATATCGGACATAGTTTTGATGGCATTATTTCCCCCAATTTCGTGTTCTTTTAGGTACATTTTGATATGCAACACAAACAAAAGCAGTTTTAGGAATAAAAAACATTGTTCCAATTCCATCAATAATTTTCTTAAAACCTTTTTTTATTGCATTTTTTTTCAAAATTTTATAAACAAATTTTTCTTTTCTTCTGATTTTTCGTTCAAAAGTTCGAACTTCAACTAAATCTTCATCTCTTAAAGTTTTGAAAATATCATCAAAAACATAGAAATAATCATCTAAAATCATATCTGCTTTAAATTCGTGCTTTTTTATGTCTTGAATATCTTTTCTAAAAACGATATGAGATTTGTTTACATCCCAATAAAGAGTACCTATTTCTTTTTTTACTGAATACTTTGCGGAAATAAAACAGCTTCCTTTTTGAAAAATTCTTTCATAGAAAATAGTTGAAGAAATAAATCCGTCTACTTTTGTTAATCTGTAAGTATCATAATCTTTTGCACAAATATTTTTCGCTAATGTTTGAGCCGGACTTACAAAATATTCTTTTCCATCAATGTATGTAGTTGTAGTTAAATTGATATTTTCAGACATTATGCAATCCTCATGTTTTCGTGTGCAAAATGAACAACTTGAGCATTTCCTGCAAGCCTTGATACAATGTCTTCTCCAAGAGAAGAATCTAATTCTTCAAGTGTATGATTAAAAGAAACAACTATTGGTAATTGTTTTTCTATTCGATAATTAACAAACGAATATAAAATTTCTTTTAAATATTGAGTTGGAGTTTTTTTATCAATGTCATCAAGAAAAAGGAAATCAGCAGTTTTATATTTCTCAATGATTTTCGCTGTATCTTTTTCTCCTTTAAAAGAACTTTGAATTTCTTGCAACAAATCAACAATATTAATGAATTTACAATCAAACAGATATTCTTCTGCTGCAATATCGCACAAAATCGACATGAGCATTGTTTTTCCTGTCCCATAATTTCCAAACATAATGAGATTTTTACCTATCAAGAAATTCTCAATGATGTTTTTTCGATATTCAGAAATTGCAAAAAGAACTTTTCTTTGTGATTCGTTTTTAATAATGTAGTCTTCTAACTCAAAACCTAAAAATATTGTAGGAATATTGCAATCTTTTTTTATTAATGAAATAAGTTCTTTTTCCGAACAAACAGTTTTTAAATGCTCTATTCTCTCTGCAAGTCTTTCTGCTTTTTGAAAGTATTTGTTTATTTTTTCAGCTTTTTTACAGCTGCAATATTCATTTTTAGCAAGAACATTTTGGCAAAAAATACAAGTATGATTTTCAACTCTTTTGCCAAATTTATCTGTTGCAGTTTTTAAAAATTCTTTGCTATCCACCTGTTTACCCCTTTTTAGTAGCATTTTGAATACTTGTTTTTTGATACTTCTTTTTTTGGATCTTCGTTATTGTAATTTTGCTCATATAATTTCAATGGATTTGTATTGTTCTTGATGATCCAATCAAAATTTACAAATCTCTTTTTTCTGCAAAAAGTCGATTTTTCAGCATTTTTTAAAGCAGTTTCCCAAAAATCAACATTGGGATATGCTTTTAATCTCAATTTCGTTTTTTTTACTCGTTCATCTGTAAGTTTTGTAGGTTGTGGAAAATGAATACAGATTTTTTTATACAAATCAAATAAATTTGCAGGAGTAAATTCTTCGGAATTTACAAGAGATAAATTATTAGTATTTGATATTAGTAATTGATTATTAGTATTTAATAGTTGAGGGTTTTCGGTATCGGATAATCGGTATTGGATAATCGGTATCGGATTATCGGTATCGGATTTTCCGTTACGGATAATCGGTGTCGGATTTTCCGTAATGGATGAAACTGTATTATTGCAAGGGTTTTCAAAAAAAGTATAAACAGTTTTAAATAATCCTTTTTCGTTTCTCTCTTTATCTATTTTCAAAAAACCTTCATTTAAAAGAGATTTTATTGCAGAAATTACACTGTCTCTTCCATCAGATGATAAAGAAATCAATCCGGAAACAGAATATTTCCAATTATCAGGTAATGCCAAACATAAAGACATTAAACCTTTTGCTTTCAAAGAAAGATTTTTATTGAATAAATGAACATTACTCATTGTTGTATAGTTTTTATTTTTAACAACTCTAACAACAGATGAATTATTCTTTATATCAGTAACATTTGCATTCTGATTGTTGCTCATTCCCCAAATTCCTCAAATTTTTATGCATATAGTTTTTTCAAAATAACTTGTCTTTTTCGATCAAGTTTTTTGATTTTTTTATTAAATTCACGATCAAAACATTTTTCAATGCACTTTCTACCTTGCATTCTTACCATTGAAATGGCAAAATTTGCAGCATTAACAGCTTTTTGTAATCGTGCTATTTTTAGTAAATAAACAAATTTAGGGAAATCTACTTCATTTGTTTTTTCATCCAAAAACTTTTGTAAATAATGTTCGTAAGTTATTTCCCAAAGGAAATTTACTTTTCTGTTAAAACTTTCGTTTCTTTTTCTTCTTTTAGTTTTCAAATAATCTTGAAAAAAATTTTGAACTGTCATTTCCTATCTTCTCCTATACTGAAATTTTTTTTAAATTCGGGTATTTTGAATTTGAATTTGCAATTGCAATATCGGGAGTTGAAACAGATCCTACATTAAGATACTCCCCTAATTTCTCAAGATTAATTAAAATCTTTTTTCCTGCTCTGATATGAACAATCTGATTAGTTAAAGCAAGTTGTCTTAATCTGTATTCAGACAAACTGTTTTTTGTGTTATTCTCTTTTGCTTTTTTTTCTAAAAATTCCCATGTTTCTTTTATTGTTGCTAAGGTTGGAATTTTTAGTGTTGATATATCTCCCATTTATGCCTCCTTATTTGGGTTATTTCTCTATACTTTCCTCAAAAAATAGGTAATCAAAAGAAAGCTCATTAGCGAAAAATTGAAGTATTCTTTTAATTTCATCTAAATTCCAAAGTGTTTTAGAATTAATCTTTTTTGAAAATAGAACTTCATTTATGCCAACTTTAAGAGCAAATTCTTTTTGTGTAAGTCCTCTCCTTTTTATTTCTGCTGCCAGATTAAAAAACATTTCCTATCTCTCCGTTAATTATTTAACTAATTCATTAACTATTAACAAAATTTTACATTTGCTCCGTTAATTAAATAACGAAATCAATATTACAAAATTGAAAATAATTTGTCAAGTATTAATGAAAACATTAACAAAATAATTTTTTTACATTGTTTGGTTAATGAAATCGTTAAATGATAACTTGTTTTTTTTGTTTTGATGGGTAAAATATAATCAAAGGAGTTGCAAAATGGAAAATGTTAGCCTAAAGTTAAATTACTTCAAAAAGCAAATGAAATTAACAAATGAAAAAGTTGCACAACTTGCAGGATTACCTGTTGCAACAGTTGAAAGAATTTCATCAGGAAGAACAAAAAATCCGAATTTAAAAACTTTAAAAGCACTTTCCAAAGTTTTTGATTGCAGCCTTGATGAGTTGATTAATTTGAAAGATACAACTCAACCGTATTATCTTGATGTCCAAACTGCAGAAATGGCTCAAGAATTACATGATAATCCGGAAATGAGAATACTCTTCGATGCAAGTAAAAAGTTATCTCCGGAAGAAATGCAAATTGTAATCAATGTTGCAAATGGTTTGAAAAAGAACCACCAATAAAGAAAGTAGGAAAGGGAATGTTAGAGAACATCACAACGGTATATAAAAATCTACCGTCAAATGTGTTTGCGTTTACAATGTATCATTCTGTTGATGATTGGTACACGATTGTTTTGAATAGCAACAAAAGTTATGAACAACTAAAAAAATCATTCAATCACGAAATTGAACATATCTTAAACAACGATTTTTCAAATTATCGTGAAGTTAATAGTTTAGAATTTGCGATGCATTAAAAGGAGGAACTATGAAAAAAACAATTTTAGGGATTTTAATTCTGTTATTTGTATGTATCTCTTTTTGTGGATGTACTAATACAGAAAAAACAGAAGCTCCTGGAACCGAAGTTTCTGTTTCAGAAAATCCGGTTTTGAATGCTTCTGAAAATTATGTCAATATGTTTTCAAGCATTTTGAATAAAGGATATTCAATAGTTGATAAAAATAAAGTTTACTATACACAATCAAAAGATTTTTCAAAAATGTATTTTGTTGGAACAGTTGTAAAAAAAGAGGACCAATTATATAACGCAATTTGGGCAACAAATGATATTGATTTTATTGGATTGATTTTTTCTGTTAATGATTATGCTTTTCAATCTTCAGGAATGGGAGACGGAAGAACAAACAGAGAACCAATTACACAATATGATGATGGATATTCAAGAATAAACCAAATTCTTTTATCTGATATGAAAATAGAACTTAACAAATAGGAAATGAAATAAAATGGCACACATATTCCCTCGAAAAAACAAGCAAGGAAAAATTACTTCATACACAATCAGAGTTTTTCGTGGAAAAGATGAAAACGGAAAAAATTTAAAGCCTTATACAGCTTCTTTTAAACCTGAAAAAAATTGGAGTGAATCAAAATCTGAAAAAGAAGTTCAAAAATTTGCAGTTCTTTTTGAAGAAGAATGCAAAAAAGGTTGTATCATTGAAAATAAACAGACATTTCAAAATTATGCTACCTATGTGCTTGATCTGAAAGTAAAAAATAAACAAATTAAACACAAAACATTGAATTTATATCATTCCTTGCTTGAACGTATAAATTTTTCGATAGGACATATTAAATTAACAGAATTAAGACCACAACATTTGAACGAATTTTATAAAATGCTTGCTGAAGATGGTTCAAATTTAATTACAGGAAAAGCATTAAGTACAAAAACTATTCTTGAACACCATCGTTTAATTCATACGATACTTGAACAAGCAAATAAAGAAATGCTTGTTCCGTATAATGCAGCAGAAAAAGCAACTCCTCCAAAGCATAAAAGAAAAGAAGCAAGATTTATAGAGATAGAAGATATAAAAAACATTTTGTTTTATCTTCAGAATGAATCTTTGAAATGGCAGGTTACTTTAAATTTATTAATTTACACTGGTTGCAGACGTGGAGAAATAGCAGGAATTAAAATTCAAAACATTGACTTTAGAAAAAACATCATTTATATAAAGCTAAACTCATTGTATTCAAAAGAAAAAGGCATCTATGAAGATACTTTGAAAACGGAATCTTCAATCCGTGTTGTTTCTATTCCTGAAAGAATTATGAAATTGGTAAAAAAACTTGCAACAGAAAACAAGAAAAACAAACTTAAATATGGTAATAAGTGGACCGATACAGATTATTTGTTAACTCAAGAAAATGGACTTCCAATTCATCCTGATTCAATAACGGATTATTGTACGAAGTTTGAGAAAAAATATAACAAATTAATTTCGGAACAAAATAAAAAATTGAAGAAAAAAGGACAATTAAAACTACTTCCACATATAAACCCTCATGCATTTAGACATTCCCAAGCAAGTGTTTTGTATTCAGAAGGAGTAGATCCTGTAACAATAAGTAAAAGATTAGGACACGCAGCTGTTTCAACAACATCTGATATATATTCTCATATAATGAAAAAAGCAGATGAAATTGCAGCTTCAAAACTCGATAATATTTTCGGTGATGTTATAAACATTTAAAGTAGTTGCACAAAAGTTGCACAAAAGGCATTTTTTAGCAATAAAAAAAGAGTCTTAAAAAATCTCAAAACTCTTATCTTTATTAAATCGTGCCTGGAGGGATTCGAACCCCCGACCTTTTGGTTCGTAGCCAAACACTCTATCCAGCTGAGCTACAGGCACATATATTTAATTTTACAACCCTGCATCCGCCGGATAGAGTGTTAAAATCTCTATTTTGTTAACATTTTACTTCGTAAAAAATTTAACAGCACAGCTGAATTGCAGGCATATATATTTATATGTATATAATACAACATAATTTTATATTATCAAGCAAATTCTTTATCAATTTTTAGCAAAAAAAAAGCTGCATTGCAGCTAATACTTAATAATCTTGGGAGGAGATTTGGGGATTTGTTACAACTATAATAATTCACTTTTATAAAAATGTTTATATTTTTTAAGATGATTTTAATAAAAATTTACATTGTATTGATTTTATTTTAATTTCTTTAGTGGAAAAAAATCTCTGTTTTTCATAAAATCATGTATAGAGGTGGAACATGTTAAATAATCTTTATATTATCTTATTGTTGGTTTTCTTTTTATATATTGCGGTTTTTACAATTTATTTTTGTGTAATTGTAGCTGCAAGCTTTTTTGATTTTCGGAAAAAAGAAAATCCCGATATAAGAAGAGAATATAAAAATTTAATTGTTATAATTTATTCTCATAATAATGAAAAAACTATTGTAAACCTGCTTGAGCAATTAAATAAACAGGATTACCCGAAAGGTAATTATCAAATTCATATTATACTTGATAATTGCAGTGATGATTCATCAAATAAACTTGAATTCGTTGGCGGGGCAAAATTATGGCGTTTGACTGATGATGCACCTTTAGGACGTGATAAAGCAGTTTCTTGGCTTTTAGAAAATCTTATGTCATTTAAGAAAGTTGACGGTTATGTTTTTCTTAATGCAACCAGAATGGTTAAAACAGATTTCCTTTATTCTGTTAATAAAGCATTACAGGAAAATGATGTTGTTGTCGGTTCAACTGAAATCTTTTTAGAAAACGCTGATTATTATGAAAAAGTATGGAGCAATGTTAACGAATATAATGTTAATATTATGAAATTGGGACGTTCCCGTTTAGGTTTAGCTGTTCCTATTGATTCGGATATTATGGCTTTAAAACATGAAGTGCTTGAAAAGGTTCAATGTATTGATTTTAAAGATGCTAATTCGGAATTAAAATATTCATTCCTTTTAACAAGTGTAAATTATCCGCCTAAATTCGTTCCTGAAATAAAAACATATGTATCTTCTATTGATTATGAGTTAAGACGTCCTGATTTCTGCTTTAAAATGTCATTATTCTCGCATTGTCTAAACTTTAAATCTTTATTAAATTTAAAATTTGCCGAATTCTTATTTTCGTTATTTAAACCAAATCCTATAATATTAGTTGCAATGCTTGTTTTAATTGCAACATATTCATTTAATTATTATTTCTTATTTGATTTCCCGTGGGCTGTTTTCATTGCTGTTGTTTTAGCAGCGGCATTCTCTTTATCCGTATATAAATCAAATTTATATGTAAAACCTTTGTTATATTTGACATCATGTCCTTTTTACACATTGTCGGATACTTTATCTGAAATGACATTTTTAAAAAAGATATTTAAGTTTGCAAAAAAGAAATCAAATGTTGATGTTGAGAAAATAACCGTTCCTGTTCAAGTTACAAACGGAAGAAATGTTTTTCCATGTACAATGGATTTAATTTCAGAAGGCGGATTCAAAAAAGCAGTATTCAGATATAAAAATAAAAAGCAAGAAACAGCACAAAGTTATGTAAGAATGTGTGATGCAGTAAAAAACATTTCAGATATTTTGGAACAGCATGGTTTTAGAATGAAAATATGCCAATCCTGTGCTTATTTTTCTCCTAAAATTGACGGTACAAATAATATGGTAAAAGGATATTGTAATCAAAAAGCAGTAGAAGACCCTTCTTGTGTAGATTCACCAGAGACTCTATTATGGTCGACTTGTCAGTATTTTATTCCGCAAGAAGTAAATAATGTTATAGATATTTCAAGTTATATAAAGAACCGTTAATTGTTACGAAATGTGAATATAATTGATTAAAATATCAAGTTACATAGACAAAATGCCGATATAAATTAATGTATAATTACAGATTGGAGAAATAAATAAA